GTATAAGAATATGTTTTTAAAGAATTTCTACTGTTGTAGATTACTGTTGTAGATTTACAAACAGCTACGCTGTTTGTATAAATCAGCTTCGCTGATTTATGAAAGTATATTAATAAACTTATATTAACAAACCAAGGAGAAAAGAATATATGTTTAATGTGTTATTAGGTGTTATTAGTTTTTTTGTGTTCATCAAAGCAATGCAGGAGTTACAACTCTTTATTCAGTCAATCCCTTTCTCTGGTTTGAAAAGAAAGAAAGAAGAATCCGGCGTTGAAGTACCTGAACAAACACCTATCCGTGCTAGATACGATGTTGAAGCGTTTAGAAGACGGATGGAAGTTTTGAAGGATGAAGATGGTCTCTACGATGTGATTGAGAGTGAACCGGTTACCGACTTTACTGGTGCAGAAGTTATCACTCTTGACGCTGAATTAGATATGGATAGATATATCGGGAAATAATTTATGAAGGTTAAAATAGGTGTTACAGAGTATGACTTGAAATTGGTTTCAGACCAAAAAATAAAAGCCAGTTTTTCTGACGCTAATGATGGTGATGTTGATAATACGTTTGTTGGCGGATTGGTTAGTTTGGCACAGAATACCATCCAAATCAACAAGGATTTACCTCTTCAAACAAGAGTTCAAAGTTTCTTCCACGAATGCGTTCATGCAATGTTGGATGAAATAGGTGAGTCAGAATTGTTCCAAGATGAAGATTTTGTAGATGCATTTTCAAAGCAGATATACGGCCTGTTTACGGCTAATAAATTAGACAAAGTTTTACTGTTTCTGGAGGACAAGAAAGGTGGAAGGAATTAATTATGTGTTAGCATCAACTTGTCGCCGATACACCAAGTACTACCGTTTTGGTAAAATCGACGATTTAGAGTATAAGACTGTTATGAGAGTGTTAAGCGAGATAGAGGATGAAATAGATGGCATTTTAGAGGAGGATGAATATGACGGAGAAGAATGAAATAGCAGTTCAAGATGATAGTCTCTTCTCTGGTTTGAATCCCGAACTTATAGGCAATCTTACTCCTGCAAAGACTCGCATGATACTGATGTATTTGACAGGACAGTATTCTCAGAAAAAACTTAGTCAAATCATAGGAGTCAGTGAGAACACAATACGTGCTTGGTTGTTAGACCCGACTGTACAAATTGTTATAAAAGAACTTCAACAGAGAGAATTTGCAGTTGTGGATAGCAAGTTAAAGGCGTTAAGACATAAGGCAATCGACACGATGAACGAACTACTTGAATCCGACATGGACAATGTGCGGTTTCAGGCTGCTAAAGATATTTTGGACAGAGGTGGACATCGCCCACAGCAAACCATAAAAGTTGATAAGACTGTCACTACGCTGGAACAACAGTTAAAAGACTTGGCGGACTTCACCATCGATGATGCAGATGTCATTGACATTTCTGATATTGTCGAGGAGGTGAAGAATGGCGGAGAATGATATAAAAAAACAACAACTTTTTACATGGAAGTTGCGTAATGACAGACTTTGGTACATGGAGAATTTCCTAAAGATTAGGGATAAACAGTCTCGACTGGTGCCATTTAAGGCAAATCATGTCCAACGGATGTTCAACGACATCATAGAGGAAAATACAAAATGTGGTAAACCACATCGTTATATCGTCCTAAAGGCTAGACAGTTGGGAATAAGTACATTTACCGAAGGATATATCTATCACGATACTTCCACAAGAGAAAATGTGAATTCCCTCATAATAGCCCATGAGGAAAAAGCAACTCTTAACCTCTTCAACATGTCTAGACTTTTCTACGAATCGTGTCCTCTTGCCATAAGGCCAATGAAAAAGTATTCCAATGGCAAAGAGTTGGTGTTTGAAAATCCAACAACTGATGATGAAGAGAAGTTAAGAAATCCTGGTTTAAGGTCAAGGATTACAATTGCAACCGCAGGAACAACTGACACTGCAAGATCTGGAACCTATCACAACGTCCACGTTTCTGAAATAGCATTCTTCCCTAATCCTCAGAACACTATGACTGCCCTATTGCAGTGTGTGCCGGATGAGCCAAATACATTCGTGTGTATGGAATCAACTGCAAACGGTATCGGTGGATACTTCTACGATATGTGGAATGCAGCTGTAAGGGGAGAAAACGATTTTACTCCAATCTTCTTTCCTTGGTTCACTGATCCAAGTTATTCTACTCCGTTCGAAACGGAAGAAGAAAAAGAAGAATTTATAAAGTCAGTCAATTATATGCATCCTGACGCATCGGGTAAATTAGTTCATACCGATGAATGGCTACTTAAAGAACAGTTTGACTTGACTTGGGAACAACTTAATTGGAGAAGGAAAACAATTGCAAATAAGTGCGGCGGAGATTTGGATATGTTCCATCAGGAATATCCTTCCACTCCAGAAGAAGCATTTATCGCATCGGGTAGACCAAAGTTCAACTTAAAATCTGTTAAAGAATATGAGCTTGGGTGTCAACCTCCAGAGGTTGTGGGCGACTTGCTACGCACCAGAGAGACTATTTCCATAAACGAGAATGACAAAGGCCCATTCAAAATGTGGCTAGCTCCACAGAAAGATATCCAATATGTTATTGGTGCTGACGTTGCTGAGGGTCTTGTAAGTGGAGACTACTCTGTTGCAATTGTTTTAGATAATGACTTGAACGTTTGTGCTAAATGGAGAGGTCACACTGACCCAGACTTGTTTGGCAAGGAAATTGTTAAACTTGCAATGCTTTATAACGAGGCTTACGTTGCGGTTGAGAATAATAACCATGGCCTTACCACTCTAAAAAGCATTGTGAATGAAGATTACTACAATCTTTTCTATACAAAAATTTATGATAAGGTTAATGACACGATTACTAAAAAACTTGGATGGTCTACCAATGCCCGAACTAAACCTCTTGCTATTGATAAATTGGCAGAGTACATCAGAGAGAGATTCTTTGGTATGTGGGACATTGAGATTATAGAAGAATTGTATTCTTATGTTATAGATGATAAAGGAAGAACAAATGCTCAGGAAGGTAAATACGACGACTGTGTAATGGCTTTGGCAATTGCACTACAAGCTTTCCTAGAAGGCCGTGGTGAAGATTATCTTCCGGAAATCAGCAGAGATGACGTGGCAAGATATACAAAAAAACAACTTTTTGATGTACCTGAAATAATTGATGAGCTATTTGAGAGCGATAATATAAAAGAGGAATATTCCGAATAACAGAGGTGAAGTACGCTGGCTAAAAATCAAGAGATTATTACTGAGATTGGAGAAGAAGAAAAGAAGTTGGCCGCAATGACTATGCAAAGGTTCAAAGAAGCTATGATAGCTAAAGAACCGTACACTGCAAGGTGGCTTACTTACTTAAATGCATGGGACAATAGCCTATTTGAAAACCAATCTACCCCTTCTTACAAAACCAATCACGTTAGCAACTTCATCTATGCAAGCATAGAGAATATGCGACCTATTTTGTTTGACAAAAATCCACAGTTTGAAGCAAGACCATTTACTGAAGAGGCTATGGAATATTGCTCTCATATCAATACTCTACTTGATTGGGAATGGGAGAGATCTGGTATACAGGAGATGCTGGTAGCTAACTCGATTTATACTTTTGTCCTTGGTACTTCCATAATCATGTTGAAGTACGAGTACAGTGATAGGGCGAAAGGTGGTATTGATGGTGAAGTTACTCCGGTAAAAGTTAGTCCCTTCAATCTGTATCCCGACCCTTTAGCCACAAGTGTTGAAGATGCAGAGTACATCATTTATGCAGACTATGTTCATGTAAATAAACTGAAGAGCAAGTATCCGAATAAGGCAGAATTCCTTTCTGGATCAGATGTTACATATTCTGAATTGGTAAATGATAGAGACGAGAATGCCAAGATAGACAACCAAGTTTTAATTCTTGAGATGTGGTGTAGAGATTATTCCATAATAGAAGATGAAGATGGGAAAAAGAAAAAGAAGTATCCCAACGGTAGAGTTATTATTTCTGCTCCAGAACTTGGTTTAATATTGGAGGATAAAGAAAATCCGTACCGTACCGGAAGGTTCCCGTTCTTCTTATTCAAGGATTTGGATGTTCCCTTCCAGTTTTGGGGTGAGGGTGAAGTTAAATGGCTGCTCTCTCCACAGCAACAGGCGAATGATTTGTATAACCAGATTATTGATAACGCAAAACATACTGCAAATATGCAGTGGGTTATTGATAAGAATGCTGGTATTCCAAAAGGTGAGTTGACTAACAGACCTGGATTGATTGTTAGAAAGAATCCCGGCTCTGAAGTACGAAGAGATTCTCCACCTTCTATGCCCATGTATGTAAAAGACATGGTGGAAACATTGAAGATGGATATTGAAGTAATTAGTGGCATCCATGATGTAACAAGAGGTCAAACTCCATCTGGAATTCAATCCGCAGCTGCTATTCAAGCTTTACAAGAAGCTGCCCAAACCAGAATACGACTAAAAGTACAACTACACTGTCTGGCCCTTGGTGCGCTTGGTACAGAGTGGTACGACAGAATACAACAGTTCTGGAAATTTGATAGATTGATTCCACAAAAGATTGACGAGTCACAACTACTTCCGCAGATGGAGTTAAATGGTGTTGAAATAGTGCCAAATGGTGAGCTTACTGGAAACGAACCAAGTTATAACATGTTAAAAATCAGTCCAGATGAGCAATTGAAACACGATTATGCAATTCGTGTCAATGGAGCTGCCATGATGCAACAGTCACGTGCTAATATGTTAGACCAGATGATCAGATTGATGCAAACTCCTGCTGAAGATGGTATGCCAGCGGTTCCTAGAGAGGCGGTACTTGATTACTTACCGGATGTAAATAAGAGACGAGTTATACAGTATTTCCAGAAACTCAAACAGGAAAGCATGGATATGAAACAGCAGGAAGGCATTAATAATCAAATTATGGAACAGGTTCAGATTTTGGGTGAACAGGTTAGACAGATAGGACAGGCTGTGTACAAGCGAGATCAAATTATGGCTCAAGGCTATCAGCAAGGATTAAACGAAGCAAAGGCGTTG